CTGCCGGCACAATCATTCGCACACGCTCTAGTGCAAGAGCCAGTACACGACCCCGTGCAGGGCCCCGTGCAGGACCCCGTGCAAGTGCTGGAGCAGTCGCTCGCACACGCTCTAGTGCAAGAGCCAGTACAAGTTCCCGTACACGTTCCCTGGCAGCTTCCCTTGCATCCGCCAGCGCAATCATTGGCGCACGATGCCACACAAGATCCAGTGCAGTTCCCCGTGCAGGAGCCGGTGCAACTCGTGCAAGCCGTATTGCATCCCGTGGAACACAGGCCAGAGCAGCGGCCAGAGCACCCGCTTGATGCAGCAGTTTCCGGGATCGAGCTCAGCTCGCTTAGCACTGCTGCCGCTTGGCTCAGCCTGCTCGCTGTGATTTGCGCCCCATTTTCGGGTGTGGTCGATGTTCCTTTGATCGCATCCAGCGGCTTTGTAATTTTTTGGATATGTTCGTTTTTGATGTACGCTCCAGCCGTCGGTTGCGTCGAGAAGTCGTATGCAGAACCGTTATAACTCGCCATACTGCCAACGCTCTGCCCTCGTGCTGTTCCCTCTGTTTTTCCGCGTCTCCCTACCTCGGCCTTGAGCAAGGCTTTGATTTCCGCATAGTCCGAGGGGTAGACTTTTTGCCCCCAGTTAGCCATTAAGCACCTCTCACTCTAACTTTGAGCCGCCGTTGTTCGGTCAGATCGTCACCCTCAACCGCATAACCAACCACTTTGCACGGGTCAATATATTCGCACGGTTTCGCCGCACGACCAACACCCGGAATATGGGAAAGTACAATGCAGTCTCCCGTGCTCACCGGGCCAACGACCTTTGTGTGGACACGTCCGGCAAGCGAAACCGGGATAAAAATGGGGAGATTCTTTTCCAAGAAATCCTCCCCATCATTGACCTGCTCTCCTCCAATCAGCATCCCATATTCGTCCGAATGGATTCCGGCAATGCGGCTCGAAAGATTTGTGGCTTTGACATATTTTTCTTGCTGGCTGTTAGTATCCAGTGCAATAATGTCGCCCGGGTCTGTCTGTTCACCACGCGGCATGAGCTCGGCATAATCGTTGTAGACCGCTTCAAACACACGTTTTGCATGAATGTCCTCGCTCGCAGTCAACGACTTAAAATGCGCATCTCCCGCAGACCCGACATAGTGCGCCGTGCCATTTGCAAAATAGACCGTTCCTGTAAAGGTTCCGCCTGTGTTCCGCATGGCGCCAAGAGCACGACACGCATCAGCAGCGGTGCCCGCACCAGTGCCGCCGCGTTCAATCGGCAAATTCCCGCTTGTAATGTCGCTCGCCGCATGGCTGTGCTTAGCCGCAGCAAATTCGTTTGCGTGCTTTCCGTCCAGCATATCTGCATCGCATCCAGACATACGTCCATACCGAGAAAGCAGGGTTACAATCTGTTGGGCCGTAAAGTTCTCTTTCGGCAATGCCGCATTTGCTGTATTCTTGACTGCCGAAACATCCGAAATGTTCTGGTTCAGCAGTACGGACAGAATATAGAACACCATGTTGAACTGCTGGCTCGTCGGCTTCCCGTCCAAGCCACCAACGATTGCCGCCCATCCATTACGCCAATCGTCAATCGAAATCTCCTGCCGAACGCCACCAATCGAGAACGCCGTCTTGGAATAGTCGATCAGCTCTGCCCCCGAACGTGCATCTGCCATAGAATCACCCCCTGTTAATTGATGGACTGTGCAAACATTCCCTCGCCAAATCCTGCAACTCGCGGATTGAGATCCACAAAGCCAAACGTCTCTGCATCCTCCGTTGAGCAGTTGATTCTGACTCTTACGCCCGCCGGATGAACCACCAAGTCGTGCGTTCCCAAAATGGACAGAACCAAATCCGAGAACGGCGCGGAAATCGAAAGGTAAATGGTCGCAGGCGCATCGCGACGCTCACTGTATACAACTTCTGTCGCTCCAAAGATAATTTTGGTTGCTTCGATAATCTCGTTCGGTGTACAGCGGCACGAATTGACGTAAGCCTTGTACTTCAAGCAGACGCGATAAATATCATCGTTGTCTGCCAGTTCACGGCTTCCAATCATCGCCCCCGCCTGCTGACGAGTAAGGCATACCAGCTGGCCAATTCGGTTGAGCAAAACGCCGTTGCACTTGTCGATGTTGTTAATCCACTCAAACCCGCCCAGTGCAAGCATTAAATGTTCGTACTCAGGCGCAAAGGCCCAGACGATTCCATCCAGCACAGACATTTTCTCTACTCTAAGCGGCTTTTCGCTCAGTGCTTCAAATGCCACCGTTTCACCCCCTGTTCGCCGTTCTTTGCAGAATCCATTTTCCCTCAGAATTCTTTCGGTAAATGGTCAACGGGCTAATCACTCTTGCGGTACTGCCCATCACGCAGTTATCAGGAAGATTTTTCAAGTCCTCCAGCGTGTCGCACACATAATTTCCCAAACAGCTTTCTTCATACGCTTCCAGTTGAAATTGTGTTGGGAGCTTAGCGTACATTTCTTTATACGCCGAAATCATGCTTTCACCACCCGAATTCCGTTCATAGTGACAACCGGTTGCTGGTTGATGCTGACCGGGACGACGCCCGTAAGCATAGCGCTGTCCTCCACGCCCTCAATATCCGGCCTTTCGGAAAGAAGCCCCCGAATCTCGATATAATCAACGCCGGACACGTTCTCCATAATAGGCCGGATGAACTTCTGCAGCCTAACCGATGTTCCCGCCGAAAGAATTTCTTCCATCAGCAGGGATTTGATTCTCGCTTCAAAATCGTCATCCAGACCACCAGCGCTCGTGACTTTGACCGACAGCAGCAAATAGACATCGTTGACGCGGGTAAACTCAACATACTGGCGCGTTCCGTTTATGTCGGTGGCATAAGCGTAATGGCTTCCATACGCCCTAATTCCGCCTGATTTGTTTTCCCAGATGATGCCCGCAACATCTTCATCCGAACCGCCCTGCACAACAATTTCGATGCAATGCGGCGGACGACCAGCCGCATCCTTTTCATCATCGTCATTTTGATAGCCCGCGGCGAACGTCACACCCTCTACGTCGCTATAAAGCAGCGATACAATGGCATTGACTGTTCCTGTACCGCGGCTTGCCACGCGGTTGGTATAGCTGGTGCGAGCCTCAGAGTCTTTCTGGGTCAACCTGCCCTTTATGGGCGGGATCTCATTTATGCAGGAATCCCAACCGTCAACAGAAGTCACAATTTGGTTAATGGTTTTATCTGCCTGCACATAGCTTCCGTATTCGACGCTCTCGAAAAGGATATTGCTGGTCACGTCAACAACCGTAATGTACCTGCAAAGAGACGCAGAAAAGCTGTCAGCCGCACCAGAAGCCGACAGCACAATCGTGTGGTTTCCCTGTTCATCCGCGGAATCTTCGACCTTGATTCCAAACTTCGTGAGCGCATCGAATTTCTGAAGCTCTGTCAGGATTTTTGTGTAAGCATCACTGTACGAACTCACCGAAAGCTGTTTTGTGATGCTGGCCGACTCGGAATAGCTTCCCACTTCACCCGAAGTCGCATTTCTGGACACGCCAAATTCAAACGTAATCGTTCCGCTCACGCTTTCGATTGGCCGAATGCCGATTCTTCTCCAGTTTGCACTGGAAATCGTGGACACTCCTTTTGCCTGAAACTGGCGCTGTGGATATGTACTCGACTGCACCAAAGCGCCCGCCGGAATCACCGTACCCTCACGCCCGGTACAGGACAGCGTATATTTTGTGCGCGCCTGCCCGATGCGGTTGACGCCGCCTATCTGCATGGCGTTGTCCAGTGCGATTCCCTCGGCGGTATTCGGGAGGAGCTGCTGATAGCTGGCCGCAAATGCTTCCCACAATTCTGCCGGGGCATCGGCAAAAATCGTAAAAAGCACATTCATAAGGCTCTGCGGATTCTCGGACGGGTTTACACCGATTTCATCCTCAAATCTTTTGCAGGAGTCATTATAGATTTCGTCCAGCCGCCGCATCGAAAAGCCATCAGCTGTTATTCCATACTCCATGAGAAAGCTCCACCTCACTTTCCACCTCTCCCTCTGTCGTTTTTGCGGTAAACTTCGCAGAGAGAGTTCGTTTTTTCTTGTCCATTGCAAGATTTATCGAACCAACGCTTGTAACACCAGACACGCTTAAAATCTGGTCACGCAGCGTTTTTTCGATAAGTGCTTGGTTTGGCGTCTTGACTAAAATCGACTCAAAATAAGGCACACCCATTTCAGGATTAAAGACCCACTCGCCTTTAATCCACCTCAACTTGATTTGAATGCCCTGCCGAACCGAGTCGATGATTGTAAAATCTCCGCTCTCGTTTATCAGCAGGTCTCCGCTTTTGGAAAGCGCAAGGTCTTTCAAAGCCATTACACAGGTCCTCCAGTCGGTCCATGCACACCGACGTGCGTGTGCGTATTCATCACAATTCCGCCGAGCGTTAATGTACCGGAAATCGTCACGTTTCCCGTCACCGAGATATTGCCATTCACCTTGGTATTCCCCTTGATGTTCAAATTCGGAGACGTCACATCAACACTCGAAGATGATGCCGTAACAGTCGTGCTGCCTTTTTCCATTTTTATGGAATCAGATGTCACCGTAATTTTGGTATCATCCTTTTTGATTTCGATTTTGTCTTTCGTGACCGTGATAGTGGAGCTGGGTGCAAACATTATGGCCGCTTCTTCGCTCCCGGCCTTTTTCACCTGCTCACCCGGCGACTGGTAAAGGCCCGGAAGCAAAGCCGCATTCGAGAGATCCCATTTGAGGTCTGTTCCTGAGCCGCCCTCGTTGAAGAGAGCAAGGCACCCGTCATCCGACTTCACTGGAAAGGCAAAGCCGACCGTTCCACCTGCTCCACAGGGCATCAGAATGATGGCGCCTGATATTTCCGGGTAAGGAACTTCTCGGCCATCATCCGTTGTCACCTTGAGGTTAGGGGTGAGCTTCGCAGTATGGTTATTCTCTACCTTTCCAACCTTGGAGGGTGCAGAGGTATGAATCGAATCTTCCATCAGCCGCCCAACAAGGGAAGATACTGCATCAAGAAAATCCTGTTTCACGTCACTTCACCTCCACAAACAGCGCTACACATTTCCAGTCGTCACCCTCTGTGTCGCCAGTAAATTTGATTTTGGACGCCCGATAATTGCCCTTGTACGGCTTCGAGTCAACTTTCACATAATCGTCCACTTGGATATGACCATTAAGTGCATAGGTGACTTCGATGCCCTTTTTCGCCTTACGCTTGGAAGCATTACTGCTCTTTTTATCGCTCGTCGATGCAGACTCAAAGACGGGTTTCGGAGAGCCAATGAGGCCCGTGCTTGCGGACAGCACATAAGCGGCCATCGTTATCGGCTCGTCCAATGCGCAGATTTGGACAATTCCGTTTTGCAAGCTCCAGCGCATTTTGCTGCGGTTGCAAACCCTTTCAATCAAGGTCTTTCCTGCCCCTACAAACGCAAAATTCGTGAAGTCTATCAGCTTAGCGGACTTTGAGAATTTAACCTCACAGCCCATAATCTGCGCCGCGTCACGCACGATTTTATCCCCGGAGATGGTGCCGGAATAGCTGAGGCTTACCGTGTTGTCTCGGCACGATGTAAAACTGTCCACAAACTCTATTGTGGTTTGCTGATCTGCGCCGCTCTGCTCAGTTTCAAAGTACGTCAGCGTTCCGCCCATTATTGTGGGCAGGTCATCCTTGTACCCCGCACTCAGCTCAATCAAACAGTCCTCTTGTTCAAGTAGGCGCAGGGTCTCATCTGCCAAATTCCACAGCGTAATTTTTCCAGTGTTGGAACTTGAGCTGTCACCAACTTCGCAAGAAAATTGGCACCGAAGTGCCCTACCGGTTGACTCATTCGGCTTTCCGAGTTCTCGGCCCGTGGAGTTGTTCTTTCCGATTCGTACTCTGTACTGACGGCCAAATTCTTCCATCACTGCACCCCCATCTGTTCAGCCGGCAGATAGTACAGGTGAGCCACCGCATCAACGAAATCTTGCCTGCCGATGCGTTCCTTGTCTGTTTGAACGCCAAGGATTCCCGGCGGACCGTTCGAGTTGAGATAGTAGAAGTTCCAGATCGCTCCCGGCACGAGCTTTGCCATGCCGATTTTCATCTGCATATCTGCATCGTAGATACTCAGCATCCAAAATTCTCCGTAAGCGTTCCATGTAACCCGGAGGTAGTAGTATGTGCCGTCAAGGTTTACGCGCATCACCGAATCATTGCGATCCGGCACGGAAATCTCGTAGTATTCCATTTGCACACCTCACTTGAAAAGGCCAATGGCTTTTGCGCCAGAACACAAAATGCTGGATTTTGTGGCCTTTTCGTCCTTCTGGGTGCCAGATGTAGACGATGAGCTTTTTTGTCCAGCGCCCGTGTTTTTCTTAGATGTTCCTCCGCGAATGTACTTCACGCTGATATTTGCCATATCGGTGGAGTTGATAGACGCTTGCTTCAGCTTGATGGTCAGCCGGGTACTACTGCCGTCCTCAACCGTTCGAGGGGCGGTAATGCTCGTGATGCACATATTTTCGTAACTGTCGCCAGCCGCGGTAAACGAAACCGGAGTCTTTTTCAGCCACAGCTGACGAAGTTCTTCAACCATCGTCTCAACACGGCTTGACGATGCCGCGTGTTGCTCAGCCCATGTGACAGGGCTATTGGTGATGATAGCTTCGATTTCCAGCTCACGGGGTTTTAAGCAGATGTTGTCCGTGATGGAGTATCCTTCCTCTGTTGCATACTCCGGCACATCACTGGTCATCGTTTCCGACCTCTTGATGATTGCATCGAACTCAAATCCGCCGAGGGACGCAGGTTGCTTTGCCAGCACAGCGCATCACCTCCCGTAATTTAACGCTCTTGCCAATTCATCCGTGGACTGTGTTTCCTGCGAACGCACCGTAGTGCTCAGACGGTCAGCAGCAGCTCTTTCCGTGACTTGAAATGTGTACTGCTGCTTATTTTCCTGCTTCACGTTTATTGACTTATTGTTGGTGGTCTGGGATGCCAAAGGTGCCGTCATCACGGTCTTGCTTGAGACAGCATTTCCGCCCGATGCAAGTGCTCCAACAGCCGTTCCAATGCCAGAGCCAGAAGAGCCATTATTGCGCTTCTTAGGATTTGGCTTCGTCGTCCCGTCGCCATCCCCATCCCCATCATTTCCGTCGAAAAATCCCTTGATTCCGCTCCAAAGATTTTTAGCCCACTGAATTTTCTCTCCGAACCAATTAAAGAATCCTTTCAGCAAATTCCATGCGCCATTCATAGAATCCACCAGCGGATCCCACAATTCACCGAAGACAATTCGCCCTGCATCATTCAGCAAATCAAGGAAATCTTGCCACAGCTCTTTGCAGCCTTGAAGGAACTGCGTCCAATCTTCTGTCTGAAATCTAGTGATAAGACCGCCCAGAAGGTCGAACAAGTGGCCACCCAAGGTAACAATATCCGCTGTCAGGTCAACGCATCCCTGCCAAAGCCATTGTAGAACTGCAAGCACACTATCGCCGTGCTCGTTCCAAAATTGCTTTAGATCGCCAAGGGCATCCTTGCCGAATTGCTTTGCATTAGAGAAGAAATTAGAAATTTTGTCTCGGAGCGCATCGACATCCACGCCAGCATCGCTTAAGAAGCGCCCTAAGACGCTATCCCCGCCCTGCAAGAACGTGAACACATCTTCAAGCACCAAGAACAGCAGAAGCCATTTTGCGGCCGCGAGCGCCGTTTGGACATTAAATCCTTTTAGCAGCTTTACGGCCCCGCTAAGAAACGACAGCACCATGTTCCCGTTCGTCGCGAGAAAAAGCGCCGCCGCTGCAAGCGCAATCAGCTTCAGCAGTTGTTCCACGCCGCCCAGCTTATCTGAAACGCTCTTGAGCCACGATGTAAATTTCTGCGCTTTCCCTATCAGAAAATCGCTTCCATCTCGAATCGCTTTTCCGATGCGAGTGGTAATGCCGAATGTGTCGTCCAAATCCGCAATCAGCAGCCCCCACTCATTCCGAACATACTTGAGCGCATCCGTGATGTCAAAGCCCAGTTCATCAAAATTCTTCTGAATCTCGCTTTCAGATACAAAGAAAGCATCTTTCAGTTGCTTGGCCGAAAGTTTTCCGCTCTCTGCCAGCTTTTGAAGCTGGGCCTCCGATACTCCCACTGCGGAAGAGATGGCGTTGACGACCTCCGGGGCCTTTGACTTCAAATTCGCAAAACCAGTTTTGTCCAGCTTTCCAGAGGACATGGCCTCGGTCAAAACGTCCATAGTGCTGTCTATGTTCGCTTCCCGGCCAGCACCCTTTTCGAGCTTTTCAACCAGCGAAACAAATTTCACAGCATCATCAACCGGGAACAGTTTGCCGTTCTGCTGGATCAACTTTGTAACGCTTCCAGCCATTGCGCCATACTCTTCCCGACAGTCTTGCGCACCTTTCAGAATTTTCTGCTGAATTTCCGATTGGTCGCCCAACTCGCGGGTTGCGCCACGAATTGCATCGTTAATGCCGCCAAATTCTTCTGCTAGGCTCCTGAGCTGCGCCAGAGAGAATCCTATGCCAAGCACTCCAAGCGTTTTCTTGGCATAATCCTTGATTTCATCTATCGCACTTTTAGCATTTTGTGTGCTCTTTTGGCCCGGCTTAAACTCAGGAAGCTTTTCCGTTTCGCTCCGTGCCTTTTGAGCCTTTTTCTGGATTTCGTCAATGTTGTCATTGACGCTTTTTTTCACTTCATCCGCAACGCCCTGAACGGTTTTTATTCCAGACTTTACACTTTCAACAGTGTTTTTCACCTGCTGGACAGTGCTATGGTCAATGCGAAATCCGATCTGATTGATAAACTTTCCAATCACCATTTCTCTCGCTGCCATCCAATCACTGTCCTTCCCTCTCGGCATATACGGATTTCAGATATTCTATATCACGCTCCATCATCATCAAATCGTACAATTTCAGAGCTTCGTCGAGGTTGTACTCTTCTTTTAATTCGGTCATTGTTGCCACTCGTTCCCGGATGAGCGTATACAGTATCCACTCAAGGCCCGTTACTTGGGTTCGGTCAAGCTCTCCGTATTTTTCAAGCGCATCCCCTTGTGTGCGCTCATGAGGCGTCCAAAGAGGGTGCCGATATCGCCGAAAAAACCGCTAAAATTCTGCTGAATCACTGCGGCACACAGGCCAAGAGCGCCAGCAAAGGCCATGCAGAAGATTTCGTCAAAGTCGTCCTCTGTCATAGGACGCCACTTCGATTCATCTTTATCGAAGAAACTGACATTGCTGTGCTCCAAAAGAAGTTCCGAAATCAACCGAGTCAGCGTCTTTCCGTTGATGTTGCTCAGCGCTGTAACCAGAGACTTCGTATCAAGGTCAACGCCCTCGAAAATATCAAGGTCTGCGCTCTCCTCGTCTCCACTGGACAGTGCCACCGTGCCAATGATGGGAAGAACCACCGCCGCGACATCACCGAAGATGTATGCCGCATTCATAGCACCCAGAGGGCGAATGCGAAACGTATAGTCTCCAACTACCGTTTCCTGCATCTCCATCCGTTTCATTTTCATGTTACATCATCCTTTCCTTATTCCGGGGCAAACTCGCCAACGCACCGGATGGTCCACTCCTGATCGCCGCCCTTTGCGCCGTACACGATGGGCGCGGGTTTGGACACCCATGCCTTAGATGCCGTAAATTGGGGGTTGTCTCCCAAATCACGAATCATCAGCGGGAAGAAGTAGCCGCCGGAGGACTGTTTTTGCAGGTTGTAGTACTTGCGCAGCACTGCGTTCGTCTTGGAGCCGTACTTGAAGTTCATCTTAACTTCATAGCGGGGGTCGTCGGAGTTAGAGACTACGACCTCACCGTCG